AGCATCTAAACGTGCAGACGGCATTGCTAGAAAAGGACGTACTAAAGGTCGTATGGTTTAATGGCTTGTTCAGTATGTAAAAAGAAAGCTAAGACTAAAGCTAAAAAACCTGCGTTTAAATCGCATATGATGTACGATAAGAAAACAGGTAAAGGTGTAAAAGCTCCCACTATGGCTAAACATCTAGCTTTAAAGAAAAAAGGATATGGACATAGGAAACCTAAAGCATGATGAAATCTAGAGGAATGGGCATAATTAGTAAAATGAAAAAAGGCGGAAGTGTAAAAGATGCCTGCTATCATAAAGTAAAAGCAAGTTATAAGGTCTTCCCTAGTGCTTATGCTTCTGGTGCTATTGCTAAGTGTAGAAAAAAGAAAGGTAAAAAGTAATGGCAGTCCGAAAGACAGCTAAAGGAGCTGCTTTAAAACGCTGGTTTAAAGAAGACTGGAAGGACGTAAAGACAGGTAAAGCTTGTGGTAGGAAAAAAGGCGATGGCAGAGGAACTCCTTATTGCCGACCTACTAAACGTGTTTCTAGTAAAACTCCAAAGACATCTGGAGAAATGACAGCAGCACAAAAGAAGTCTAGAATAGCTCAAAAGAAAAGACTTGGGCAACCGGCAGGCAAACCAAGAAGAGTTGCTTCACTCAAAAGGAGAAAGGCAACCAGGAAGAAGAAGTAGTGGATATTAGTAAAATATTAATAAGTTTGGTACCATTAATATTAGTATCCATGTGGTGGGTGGTAGACTCAATAAACACATTGAACAGTCGTGTGGTTTTAATTGAACAAAATTTGAGTCACCTTATTAGCCCTTCAGGAGAAATAAAAGCATCTTCAGATAATGAGATAGAAAGAGCAAAGATAAAAGAAATACTTATAGAGGATATACATAATTTAGAAGTTAGATTATATATACTAGAAGAAAAACTAAAGGCGAAATAATATGGCTACAACAGACACACATGCATTTAATTTAGATCTTAACCTTCTTGTAGAAGAAGCGTTTGAAAGATGTGGCGCAGAGTTAAGAACAGGATATGATTTAAGGACAGCTACACGTAGCTTAAACTTATTGACAATAGAATGGGCTAACCGAGGCATAAACTTGTGGACTGTTGAACAAGGACAGATACCATTAGTTGCAGGTACAGCCACTTACGATTTGCCCGCGACGACCATCGACCTCATGAGCCAAGTCATAAGAACTGGGTCTGGAACAACTCAGTCTGACATAGCTATTTCTAGGGTGTCAAATCCTACTTATGCATCTATCCCAAGTAAGAACGACACGGGCAGACCGATACAAGTTTATATAGATAGACAAGCAGAGATTCCTAAGATAACTCTATGGCCCATTCCTAATGACGCAAGTTATACTTTTGTATACTGGATGTTAAAAAGAATTGATGATGCAGGTACAGGTGTTAACACACAGCATATCCCATTTAGATTTTTACCATGCATGGTAGCAGGGCTAGCATTTTATTTAAGCTTGAAGATACCAGAAGCAGGGGAAAGAACACAGTTCTTAAAACAAGAATATGAAGAGCAGTGGTTACTGGCTTCAACTGAAGATAGAGAAAAAGCAACTTTAACCGTAGCACCAAGAACATCATACATATAGGAGATTGAGATGGGAGATCCAGTAAAAAAGAAATTAAAACAAAATATGTCACTAGAAGAGTTTGCAAAATTAACTCCAGAAGAGAAAGCAAGGTACGATAGAGAGGGGGATAAAATAAGTACAGATATTGAAAATGCAATTAAAAAAACTAAAAAAAGAAAACTTCAAGCAGGCGGAGTATTAAAAGCTGCCCCTAATAAAGGTGCTGCAAGTTTACCTAAAAGTGTTCGTAACAAAATGGGCTTTATGAAAAAAGGTGGTAAAGTTAAAGGCTATGAACATGGTGGTTCAGTCAAAGGTAAAAGTAAATGTAAGATAGATGGTATAGCTATCCGTGGTAAAACTAGAGCTAAACGTAAGTAATGAGCAATAGGTATACAACTAATAAGAATGCAATAGCTGACTGTGATGTTTGTGGTTTTCAGTTTAAGCTTAGAGAACTAAAAGATTTATATGTAAGAAAAACTAATACTAATATTAAAGCTTGTAAAGAGTGTTGGAACCCAGATCAACCACAGAATATGCAGGGGATGTATCCAGTAGAAGATCCTCAAGCAGTGCGAGATCCAAGACCTGACCAGAGTTTTAATGACAACAACGTAACTGGGTCAAGAGATATACAATGGGGATGGGAACCTGTTGGTGGAGCAAGACCTCCGTCTAATGAGTTTACGGGAAATAATTTAGTAAGTTCAGGAGTAGTAGGAACTGTTACAATAACAATAACTTAGGAGAAAGAAATGAAAGAGAACCAAGAAAGAAAACCAAAAATGGTAGATGGATATGCACAACCACAAATGGTTCCTGTACCTAACACGGCAGGTTATCCTGAAAAGAATGTTAAAACTTCTGGCGTAGAAACTCGTGGCAATGGTGCAGCTACTAAAGGCACTAAAGCTCGCGGTCCTATGGCGTAAGGATAAGCAATGACTTATACTGAATTAGTCGCACAAATACAATCGTATACTGAAGATGAATACTCTACAGTAGATGTAAACACGTTTATAACTCAAGCTGAAAACAGAATCTTTAATGGTGTTAATCTTCCAGACTTAAGAAGAAATGATACAGGTACTATTAACTTTGCAAACAAGTATTTAAATGTACCAGAGGATTGGCTAGCTACTTATAGTTTAGCGGCTATTGATAATACAACTAATGAGTATACTTTTCTTATAAATAAAGATGTTAACTTTATTAGGCAATCATTCCCTGATACTGATCCAGCTCACTACGGAAAACCACAATATTATGCTGTCTTCGATGATACAACATTTATACTCGGTCCTACACCTGATAAAGCTTATGGCGCTGAGCTTCATTACTTTTTTTATCCTGAGTCTATTACTACTGCCGCTAGCGGTACGTCTTGGCTGGGAGATAATTATAGCTCCGTATTACTTTATGGTTCATTGTTGGAAGCAGCTACGTACCTCAAAGCCGACCCAGAAACAATAGCAAACTACTCCAATAGATATGAACAAGCGCTAGTAGAATTAACTAGACTAGGCGAAGGTAAAAATACTCGTGATGCTTATCGTAGTGGACAAGCTAGAATACCGGTTAAAGGTAGAAGAGGGAGTGCAGTTTAATGGCAACTATTATACAAGGAATAACTAATACCTTTGTTGCTAAATCATTAGCCGGTGATATAGATTTTGATACCGACACATTTAAAATAGCTTTATATACTGATGACGCAACGCTAGATTCATCTACTCCTGCTTATACAACTACTAATGAAGTAGTAGGCACAGGGTATGTAGCTGGGGGTAATACATTAACAGGCGCTACAGTAACACAAGATGATACTGCAGACGTAGTGTATATAACTTTTGATTCTCCTACTACTTGGACAGGCACATTTTCCGCAAGAGGAGCTTTGATATATAATAGTAGTTCTAGTAATTATTCTGTATGTGTATTAGATTTTGGATCAGTTAAAACTATTGCAGCTCAAACGCTAACTGTAACATTACCTGATAACACTGCAACAACGGCACTTATTCGATTTGAATAGAAAGGGATAACATGACAGGATTTTCGTCGCTTATAGCGGATGCACCAGAAGTAACAGTAGATAAAGTAAGACCATTAGAAAAAGATTTATATAAAATGATGTGGGATAAACCAGAGTATAGACAAGTTGCTCCTGGTGAAAAAATAGCCCATGAGTTTTTAAAACAGGCTAAACCTAAACAAGGTGCTACAGTTTTAGATTTAGGTTGTGGTACAGGACGAGGTGGATTAAACCTAGCGTTCTTTGGTGGACTAGATGTGACTATGGTTGACTTTGCAGATAACTGCTTAGATAAAGATATAGTCCCAATGTTAGAAACACAGAAACATGCGTTGCGATTTGTAGAAGCTGATTTGTCTCAACCTCTACCTGTTCAAGCAGCTTATGGTTTTTGTACTGATGTGATGGAACATATAAGACCCCATCATGTAGACCAAGTTATAGAGAATTGCTTATCTGCTTGCCAACATGTATTTTTTCAAATATCTACAGTTGATGATAAGGCAGGAGTGTTAGTAGGACATAAGCTACATTTGAGTGTGCACCCATATGAGTGGTGGCTTAAAAAACTCAAAGACCATAAATGTGTA